GTTAACTAAATCGTTATACCTGTTTTGTAATTTCTCCTGCTTTTCTTTTAATGGTATGATTGTTTTATCATACTTACGAGCATTATTGAAATCCTCTTTTTGTAATCTTAACTGTTCTTCAAGTTGTGCGCTTACGCTTTTATATTCTTCATCAACCTTAGAAAGTTTAGTCTGCCAATCTTGTAATGCTAAGTCTCTGGCTCTGTCAATACCTGTATATTTTGCAAGGCTTGCAATAACCGTTCGCATCTCCTTGTAGGCGGCCGTCTGTTCGTTTATTCTATCAACCTGATCGCCACCTAATGACTGAACCAACTTTGTTAAAAGTTGTGTCATTACTCTTAATGCCTCTGAATTACCAAGTACTATTAAAAATTGTTGCCATGCTGCGGTTAATTTATTTACATCACCCAATAAATTATCCTGCATTATTTTTGACATTGCATCAGCCTCACCTTTTGAGTTTCGAAGTGCAACCGTGAGATCATTTATCTTTTCAGTATTCTTGGTTAATACTAATAGTGATGTTTGTGCGGTTCTGCCAACCTCATCAAAAGAATCAGCTAACGTGATACCTCTTTTTGATAATTCTGATAATCTTTCCTGAAATGGCCTGCCGTCTTTTGTAATGTCTGTAAATATCTTTCTTAACGAAGTACCCGCCTGACTTCCGCGAATACCCGCATCTGCAAGAACTCCAAGTAATGCGGTGGTTTCTTCTACTGAAACATTTGCAGCGTTTGCAACGGGGGCCACATATTTCATGGCCTCTGTAAAATTCTCAAGACCTAAAGCGGTCTTATTAAAAGAAGATGCCATTACATCAACGACACGTTCTGTATCAGAAGCATCTAAGCCAAAACCCCGTATTGTTGAACCGGCTGTATCGGCAGCCTTTGCTAAATCTTCACCGGTTGCTTGGGCCAGTTTAATTGTGGCCTCTGTCGCTGCTAAAATTTCACCAGTAGTAAAACCCAAACGACCATAAGCAACCTGTAACTGCCCTATTTCATTCGATGTAAATTTTGTAACACCCGCTAAACGTACTGCGTCATTCCTTAATCTTTCAAACTGTAAACCGGTAGCTCCCGTTATCGCTTTAACTTCTGACATGGTCTGTTCAAAAGTTGCAAAAACACCAATTGCATCTTTAACACCATTTGCAACCTGGTAAATACCGAACCCTACACCGAATGCCTGAAGCGTATTATTTATTGAGCTGACTGTTTTGGTAAGGCCATTTAAAGATGACTGAGCCTGAGAAATACCCTTGTTAAACTCGGCTGCATTAGCCGAGATAATAACCGCCATTTTAGCCAGTACGCTTTGTGCCATTACTTTAGTTTTAACTCGTATTCAACCCTAATCATGCGCGATTCAATAGACTCTAACTTTTCGTAAGTCTTATCAATTTTGGCCTCAACTTTATTGTATGTACTTGCTACTAAAAATGAACTGATTGAAAGTGAACCCCAAAGTATCCACTTCAATACATCAGTTATCTGGTTTCGTTGATCTAAGCTCATGTCTTTAAAAATTTGCCAAACTTCTTTTCAATTTCTTCGGGTGTTAGTTCCCTTGTTTCAATGGGCTTATCGTCTTTATCAAAACTCAACTTTATTAAATCACTTGGTGCAAATGGTGTAGGTCTGCTTTTATGATCGCGGTTTACGTTTGCCAGGATTAACCAAAGGCTTCGCGTTCGCGCCCAATCCCATTCCCATTTACTGTGGATCGCTTCGTTTTTCTTTTTTAGTTTTTGCAATTCGAGCGACCACTCAAAAAAACTTAATTCGAAAAACCGTTCGACACTTAGTCCGCAATCGGTATATGCGAACTTCAGCATCTCTTCAATTTCCCATACCGCCCCGCCTTCTACGGGGCTGTCGTGTTTGGGCTTTCGGGCTGATAGAAAGCTGTCTTAATTATTTCAGCCTGTTTGTCATCAGATAAGTAATCTACCCAATTCGAAACCTCTTCTTTGGTTGGCTCATTCGGTTTTTTGTAAAGTCTTACATACTCAACCGCAGCCGCGTAAAGCAGATTTAATAAGATGATCGGATCACCTGACGATAACTTTTCCTGTACTCCTTTGAAATTCAATCCCTCAAGCTGGCATAGACGCGCCATTGCGCCCATGCCAAACTTGAATCCCCTCACTTCCCCCAAAATCTCAATCTCTACTACTCCTTTGTATTTGTCGATTTTATCGGGCATAAAATATTAGGTTGTTGAATAAGTCCATGATCCGGAAACGTTGATCGTACCTGAAGCAGTAACACCACCGTTAAGAGGTGCGCTGATTTCAAGTGTATCAAGGTAACCCTCACCATGTAAAGTAAGGTTTGTGTCATCTCCAAAGTGCCAGTTAATAAGCGTTCCTGCCTGATGCACAGAAAGCAAATCGTCAACCGTATAAGTCGAAGATGGATTGTAAAACATTTCGAACGTGATGGATGCTGTATTGCCACCGGGCAAACTTGATTTGGCCCCATCGTTATCCTTGCATGTTACGTCTATCGTTTCGTTGCTTGAGCTGAAGGTAGTATTAGTGGTACAACCTATGCTAGAGCTTCCAATTGATAGTAACAGCGAATTACCATTAAGTACTGCCATTTTATTTATTGTTTAATTGTGATAGTTTCATTTTCATTTTCTCTCGCGGAGGATATACCCCCGTGTAAATAACTGCTCTCTTTTCTGCCAGTAACTCCATTGCCTTTGAGTTTATAAGCTGTAAAACTGTACCCACCGGCTCCGGTTTCTTTTTGTTCGGGTGCTGCCATGATCGTAAAAGTTGTACTCGTACCATTTAGTCTGCCCATCCTTCAAATGTTGTTACCTTCGCATATAATCCGTGATCTTTTGCAAAATCATCTGACTCATTACTAAAATTCAATGCACCAAATGCCACACCGTTTACCGTACCTCTTGCCTGACCTGTTAAAGCAGTTATTACTGCCGCGTTTAAAGTGGTTACATCGTCATAACTTGTATGATAACTTGCTACCTCAACGGTGTAATTATATCCACATCCTTTACCTAAAGATGATTTACCGGATAAACGCACCGCGATGTAAGGGGCTTTCTCTGATTGAGGAACGACCACCGGGAACACTTTGTAATCACTCGCAGATGATGCGCGTAATCCAACAAGCCCCTGAACGGTTGCGTTATTCTCTAATATGTATGTAACCGCCTTAATCATTTCTTAACCGTTCTTTTTATAAACTGTGCGAGCTTAACGCCTACACTTTGAGCAATACCTGACTCTACTTGTGTTTTAGTCTGCATAAAAGCCGGCTCCATAAAAGGAGTTGCAGTTGTCTTGCTTCCATCTCTGTTCGTCTTTCCAAACTCAATCAAATGACCGTGAAAACCTTTATGGCCTCCTCTTCTTCTCGGTCCAACCTGAACAAGTCCAATGGCATCCACTTTCTTCATGCTCACGCGCTCAACACCAATAGAAGATTTCAGATTACCCGTCTTTCCTAATGGAGCTAACGCCCTTGCCGCTTCTGTTAATGGTTTAGCCGCGTCTGCATGGGCTGTTTTCAACACACGGTCCTGTAAGATCAACGGCATGCCCTTCAGCACATCGTCAATCTCTTTTAAACCCGTTATCGAAATCTTTACGCTCATGTCCAATAAATATTATCAAGTAAATTCGTAGTGATATTCAAATATCTCTTTCGTGATCCGGCTGTTTCGGAAATGCTCACGATCTCGTACACCTGACTATCTTCATCTACTACTCTCATTCTTACATTTAAATCTGTTCTGTTACGAATCATCCAGGTAACTGTTTGTGAATACACTACTCTGTCAGATTCTACTAATGTTGTTCCTCGTGAAACGTTTTTACTCGCCCATACTTCGGGTACACTTGATAACTCACTCCACGCAGTAATTTTATTCTCATTACTCGTTCCAGTACTGATAGTCGGTTCAATAAATGTTATCCGCCTGTCTAACTTGCCAATCATCAGTACGTAACGCTATGTTCAACCGTGTAAGGACTCATCAACACCTCTGCACCAAATGGTATTTCGTATGAAATGGTCCCAACCTGTTCTCTGTTCTCGTATAAATGCCCTAATATTAAATACATAGCCTGTTTAAGTGGTTTGGGTACGTTTGAACCCGCTGCACCGTAACCGGCTGAATAAATAATCTCTACTGCGTTAATCTTGTCGTATGTTGCAGGCCATGAATCAGTCACTACAATTCGCGGCACGTTGCTGTACGTGTCAACCTCGTAAAGACTTGCACTCATCGTCTGCTGCACGTTGTCTTCATCGTAATACTTCACACTCGTTACAGAAATCAACGGACCGTAAGGGATTTGAATCGTGTTAGTCTGCGGGAAGTAGTCCATTTTAATCGTCCGGGATTGAGTGATTAAACTCCTTCCGGTTCGTTGTTCTACCGTTTCCCTAGCCGCTTGAATTAGTATTGCAATCAATGAATCTTCATCGGTATGATCTACCCGCAGGTGTACCTTTGCCTCTGTGGAGGTAATCGGCTCTACCGATGGCTCAGTGGTTACTTTACTGTAAATGATTGGCATATTCTATAACCTCTTTATTCTGTCTCTTCCAAAGTGCGAAAATTGCCGACTGCTCTTCCTGGCTTAGTCCTTCCAGTGCTTCATTCAGATCGTATTTCGTTCCGATCTTATCACTGAATGGCCAAATATTATCTTTACCTTTAATATCAATCGTTAAAGGCTTTGTTGTTTCTACTGTTTTATATCCTACTCCCAAAGTCAAAAGGAAATAATTTGAACTGTTATCTAATCCTCTGTTAAGTTCATCGCGCCATAATTTGTAACGCGGTTCTCCTACTATCTCAGCCCTTCCAAGTTTAACCGCCTCATTGGCCTGGTCAATCCTGAAAAAACCTATCTGTCCTTTCCCTACTGTTCTACCCTGTGCCATCATGCCCTCTTTCGCGAGTATGTCTACACCGTAGCAATGCTTTTGGATTACTTCTCTCGATATACACCGCCCTAATCCGTAAGGCGTATCACTTGTTAATCTATTACAATGACCGTTTTCTGAATTGATGATGACCGAATCT